AATAGATTATCCATAAAGATATGCATCATATCCTCTGATGGAAAGTTAATGCTGAGAGACTTCGTGTCTCCCGGTTCTAAAGCAAGTTTGGTTATGTATTTTACATTGTGTTCGAGGTCTCCCTCGTTTGTAATCACAAGTTGAGTTCTCAAATGTCACCTCCATATTATGCGAAAAAATATTGTGAGTCTAGCACAGAATCAACATCAAAGTCTCCCTGTACTGGTACGTCGGGGAGGTTTACCCCTAGAGATTTTTCTACGTCTTCTTTGAAGAATTGTAGTTGATTTTTACGATGCATGCCCGCAAATTCTTCGCGGGTTGTCTTAGCCATTAAGGGGACATCGTTAGCGTGACATCCATATGAATCATGTATCATACAGAAGTCTGTTATTCCGTGTGCTAACAAAGTAGCTAACACAAGGAACATGTGAGCGGCATCCAATGAATGGATGTAGTTTGGACTGATAGCCTGCTTTGCAGCCTTCCCGTTGGGAATATCTGTCTTCACAAAGAAGTGCAGCTCACGGCTATTGAATAGTTTGGCTATGGATCTACGTGTCTGGATTTGAGTATAGTAATGTATTACTTTAAAACCAGAGGGTGTAGTCCAGCACAGGTGTTGATTAAGATCAGAAGCAACATCAGATATCTCCTTGAGATAAGCCTTACCAGCATTGCTGCTGCTTAGGGTTTGATCTAATGCTGCTTGGGTTGCCCTAGCAAGTTCTACTATAGCTCCTCCTCTGGTAGCCCTTGGAACCCAGTCTACATGACCCTCTAGGCGTATGTATTTCTGGATACCATAGAACGTGAGACCATAGGCTTCACACATGGTAGATCTCTTGGTTACGTCACGGTTAATACCAGTTTCCCAGTAATCTAGGAATTGATTGAACCAAAGGTTTTCATTTATATGAACCCGACAGTATTCAGTCACATTATCTGCTACATACTGATACAAGTCTTGTGGTTTCTCGTCGGGGGCCACACTGGTGAGGTGAGCGATCTTCTCGTCCCTCATTATGGAACTCCAGTGCTGGTTGCCGTTGCATTTACCGTCTAGTTGGACAGCAATATCGGAACAGTTGTCTTCCATTGCGTAATCAAAGGCAGCTTGTAGTCTACGGAAAGATTTGTTCTTCTTCTTTCGGTCATCTATCCAGTCCTTATTTTCGTAAGGATCTTGAGCAATGCGTAGTAGCATATCATAATTATCATCCACCCATTGGACTCGCTCATCGAAAGTTCCCTTGTCTTGATCAAATAGGTTGGCAATGTTTACCTTACGCCAATAGACACCTTCGGAATTCAAGGGCTTTCTGGCGGCGAACTTAATCAATCCTCGATCAAAATCAGATGATTGAGGAGACAGTAGTTCACAGGTAGTATAGGCTCGTCCTCTGAAATCCAAGGTATACACATGGTAGAAGTAATCCCAAGCAATAAGATCTTCAGCCAAGGCTAGGCGTACTAGCATTCGGCCACGGGCTTGCTCAGACTTGTACCAATTACCCCAGCATTCTTCCCGGATCTGCATCCATTTGGCTTGGTCTTCTTTAGTCCCATCTTTAGGGTATTCTTCTGTGTACATGAAGCCATCAAAATCATAGGGAGGTAGGTTGGCTAGTTGAGTACCATTCTCAAACAGGTTTTTCATTACCTCGTAGACCTTAACGTCCACAACCCACTCGGTTTTCTGCATACCATTGATACCTCGTAAAACGAGTTCAGACGGTTCGGAGAACTTCTGTTGCTTAGGCATATTACCAAAGTAGTTATTCTGATAACGTTGAACAACAGGTTTCCTGAGATTTCTGGAGATGTAGCCCCCAGAAGCAATCAGGGTATGGTCTACCGGAGGAATAAGCATAGGTCTGTAAACTAAGGTAGAGTTCTGGAGAATATCATGTCTCTTGTGTAATTCCTTAAGAATCTCAGGATGAAACTCAATGAAACTACAAGTACGGAACTTACCTGACCTAGTTTTTATCTTCTCTTTTCTCATCTCAATAATGTTAGAACTACAAGCGATCTCTAACATATGGTGACCGAAAGAATGCTTGGCTTTTGTACTGAGTTTTACATTGGTTTGCATCTTCTCAGCAAATGCCCTACACCTCTTAAGGGTCCAATTCTTAATGAACTTGGATTGCTTCTTCCAGTCAGTATAATTCGCCTCCTTGGCTTGTTGATAGGCGATAATGTCGGATGCATCGTTTGCAATCTGACAGGCTATCTTCTGAGCCACAGGAGGCTTGTGTATGTGTTCGTTGTAGGTTCCATTCCAGTAGGCCGGAGAGAACCAGTGACGTATGACGGCACGTATTGTAATATCAGCCATCTTCCGGGAACCTAGTTCCATTAGGGGGTAGACCCAACTGGGAACCTTGGGTGAACTACATATACGGTCAATCCATTCTTGGTACTTATCTTCTAATTCTTTGATACTAGAATCTATGAGACATTGCTCGGGTATTCCCTCGTCCGGAGCACGTTCATAGTCTTTCCAGTATTTCTGCCGACCATACTCAAGCATGGATTGCTCGTATAGAATTTGACCGTTACGTCGGTCTAACTGAACGTCTTCAGACTCATTCTCCCAGATCAAGTTTTGCCTTCCTTTGCTTATATTCTTCTTCGGTTATTCTACCAAAGGCAAGCTCGTAATTAAGATCATACAGTTCTTTTGAGATATCTCTAGTTGAGCCCTCTATTGTTTGGTTGTTGGGCTGATAAGTCTCTGGTTGGGCTCTGCTGAATATACCCCTTGCTTCTTGAGCCTCTCTTTTACGATGCTTCTCACGTAACTTCTTCCAATGTTTGTGGGCATTGAAAGATCCACCAAAGTTTTGATCAACGTCTCTTGTCATCTATTCCTTAACTCCGTAATTTCTTTAAACAATCCTAGACAAAAGAGGGTTACAAGTAGGGCTATAACGATGTTCATCAGCAGTACATTATTAGGGGAATGAATAATATAATTCTCATTCGCATGGGATACAGTAGTTGGGCTAGCATAAGTACCTCCGTGATAGTGGCCCACCTGCTCCCCCGAAGGGGAGACAAGTGAGTCGTGGGGGATCAGAATGTAGACAAGGCCATCTGCATGATGTCGCTAGTCTTCTTGGCGTGGGGACCATTCAGTCTACTGAAGGCTTTAGATTCCTCAGTAGCCTTACGGCCACGCTTAGAGATGTTGTGTTGAATGTAGTTGGTAACTGCGTTTACCGCTACCCATGGGCTGGGTGCAATATCTACAGTCTCACTCTCGAATGTATTCTCCCAGTTGAGAATTGTTCGACACGCTTGCTCGTAAGCATTCTCTTCTTTGCTGGTTTCTGGATTCGTAGGAATGTCGTTCCAGAATTGCTCATAGGCTCGGAAGAAGAATTGACGTAGGCCGTCAACACTGAGAGGCTTTCTGGCGAGGTGTTGTACCTCACGCTGGAATAGGTTACCAGTTTCACGGTATTGAGAGATAATAAGACGAGCATCAGCCATCTTTTCTTCTATGTTACCATTATGCTTGATGGTCAAGCCTGTTGTCTTAGAACCTAAGACCATATCCATGGTGTTCTTACACACTACACGGATGGCAGTGGGCTTGACAATAAGACTGGAGGCTCCATCGTGACCCCAAATCAAGGCCATGTAACGTTCCATGGGATCATTATCGGTAGCCTCAAAGGAATCTGAGTGCAACAGTAGGTAGTTCTTTCGTCCACCTTGTACTGAACCAGCGGATTCTACTGTGGCTACAGAACTAAAGTACTGAGCCAGATCGAATACCTCGTGATTCTGTACTACCTGATACTGCGGTGATACAATACCAAGAACTTCTTGAGTATCAGTACGCACTATACCACGGTATTCATTGGTATACAACATGCTATCACTAATAACATTGATACCCTCACTCTTCTCAACTTCCCAGTTGAGGCCGGATTTGTCGTAAGCATCCATGACTGACATGGACCTTTCAACAACATTACCTAGACCATGCCAAGCACGTTCTTTGTGATATACGGCAGAATCATTTTCCGTCATTTCGTGAGCCATTTTGCTCTCCTATTTCAGTTGACAGATTTTCCCAGTCCTTGTTTTCCCAGTCTTCCAAGGTTCTCTTAACCTTGTCTCTGGAAGAATAAGACTTGCGTTTTTTAGGACGGTCATCCTTCTTTTCTTTGCGATGAGTACGTCCCATTTAAATTACAGTTCATCATCCCATACACCATAAGTGGCTATCCAGCCATTGAGGGTTGGGCGTACGTTTATTAACTCTGCTCTCCAATGAATGTGGTGACCTTTTCGAGTGAAGAAACCTTTCTCGTAGGCAGGAATATAGTCAGCAGTTCTTGAATCAAAGGAGACCTCCACGTCTTGGTGAAGTAGTTCATAGGAAAGGTTGCCTATAGTATCCTCATGTTCAATTAGTTCTATTTTACTTGTGATTGGGTGACCTGTGTCTGCTGTAGCCTGTTTTAATAGCATGGTTTGTACTCCTTTGCTTCATAACATGACGAGCGGCCTCGCCATAGATTGTTGAGTTCTTTAGCTTCCCTGCGGGCTTCACGAAGCGTAGTCCAAAGCGACGGATTAGAACTATACGTATTCGTCTTAAGATTCTTCGTCCGACTTTCTTCAAGCCAACCAAGATCACTTACCCATATGCCGTATTTCATTACATTCTTTTATCATGTTGCGAGGGATCTTATTAATATTACCGCACTCTTCAATACCAAGAGAATCGGTTACGGATATATGATTATCTTCATCTGCTAGTAAGTATCCTACTGTTCTCATTAGTGGTGGGGGTACAATAGCACATTGTAACCCTTCTGTCAAGTCCATCCAACCACCTTCTCCAGTAGTTTCTGCATCAATCCAATAAACTTCTACGATTTTGTAGTCCATAAGATCCCCCTTTGTTACTTATTAAGTAAACGTTTCCTCATTAGTTTAAGATTTTGCTCGTACTCAGCATCTTCTTCCTGAGTATCATCATCATCGTCATCATCCCAGTGAGCATCAGCTTCTCTGTCTTTAGAAGCATGCCAACGACCTAAGTCTCGCATGTCAGAGCCATTCATACATAAGTCTCTTTCATGAGGTTGTTGATTGATTGAGAATGAGATTCAAATCTTCTGGTTCCGTAAAGTTCTTGGAAGTTCTTTACCTTTCCTTGGTTATCGGAACGGAATATCATGGTTTCCCAGCCTCCGTGATCCATAGCAAGAACACGCGATACAACTACGTGTTGTCCACTTGGAAGTTTCCAGAGAGACTTGGAGTTATCTTCATGATTACTTAGATCTTGTAGTTTCTGTGGTCCGGTTGTCATCTTTTATAATTTCCATGTTTTTGAAAAAGAGATCATAGGCGAGATCCCAAGCATTGGGAAACTCTTCGCCATAATAGTCTTCACATTGAATATCATCAAAGTCATCCATTAGTTTTTCTCTTTAATAAGAATTGTAAGGTGATTTCGGGTGGGGTGTCTTTATGTACCGTTAGAAATTTAGTACGTTTTTCGCTGTCCCAATCTTTGGTAAGGTTAAAGATCTTAGTCTTTATTTCATTTGGGGCTTGTTTCATTTCCCACCAATCCAGAAGGGAATGAACCGCCTCTTCCAGTCTTGCTTCCACTGAATATACAGAGGTGGCAGGTCTGAACGTTGAGGCTCGCCTATGGGGTAGGCGTTGGTCATCACTCCAGATTTGTCGGTCTCGTGCTTCCATTTTTGTGTGTATGCCTCGATGGGCTCATATACATTACCCGATGTTTGGAGGGTTGTCAAGTCTTCTGGTACGAAAACCTCAGTATTCTTGACTAATTCTCCGGGATGTGATCTCCAATCCGTGTACCAAGTACCGTGATTGTGTCCTTTACCTAGTCCTAACATACGACTTCTCCTAGACGAACTGCCTTGGAAAACAGTTGGGTAGTTTTATTCATGGATTCTAGGATATCATTAGCATCAGATATTTGGATGCGTATGCTGAGTACGCCTCCGTCCGGAAATGGGCGGTTTAGGAAGACACCCTCTTCGTTTGTAAGCATTGCAAACGTGTTGTCGGCAGACTGGGTTATCAGGGTTTGGGTGAATATGTGTTCAGTTGTCATGCTGAGAATCCTTTCCTTGTAACTTTGATAAGATGAGAATCGTCTTCTTCGTGCCATTGGGCTACGAAATCGGCGGTGTCTACGCTGGGACCTATTTCGTCCCATATTCTGGTTATAGTGCCCGGAAGTTCTGTGACCGAATCACAACAGGATGTTGGTCTGTGTTTGGACCAGAGGAGCCTGAGTTCCTCTTCGGTTTCTACTTTAGGTTCCCAGACCCATGTCTGGAAGCCATACTCTACGTCAATCAGTACCTTCATGTCAATCCTCCTTGTAAGATGACATCCATTGGGCTAATACCTCATGGGCCTCCATCTTCGAGAGCCCAAACTCTTCTCGAAGGAACGGGGAAGCACCGAACATGTTTACTGTACCAAGAGCTCTTAGGTTGTCAAGAAAGATCTTATATTTTTCAGTGCTCATGGTTGTGTTGTCATTGTTCATTGGGGGTCTCCTGTTCAAGCTGTTCGATACGTAGTATAACATCATTTACTGTTTCAAACAAGAGAGCAATGTCAGATTGTTCGTCAGCGTATCCACATTTACAACCCTCATCGCCTTTATTAGTCCAAGGCCCGGAACCACAGCGGCAAGTACTGTAGCAATGGAAACCATCGGTAGTATCTGTGTCAGATTGTTCATTGGGTGTCTCCTGACTAATTTTTTCGGTGATGATGATAGATTCACCAGATTCTATCTCCAGCAATCCACCACTATTGATACGCTTGGTTACTGCTTCTTTTAGGACATCTGTACTAATCTTGTCGGGATCAGGTTCTGTACTATTGAGTGTGAATCCTAGATAATAAAGGTGATTGTACGTGTTCATTGTTGGGTTTCCTGCTCTCGTAAGTGTTCTATTAGATCGTGATAAGCCGCATACTCTTCTTCGGTCATGATAGATCTCCTATAAACCTTCTTGATAACCTTTCAGTT